CTTTTTAGACCCCTTTTAAAAACCTTCTGGCGCTGTTAGGGAATTTTTTGCGAGCCGTTGCACCTCAATCAGTGAACGGCCCGCAAAAAGCCGCTGAGGCGTTTTTAGCGGGACTTCATAAAGGCATCATTCAGCACGCCCATCACCGCTTCAAAGGCCGGCTTGTTGAGCTGCTGATTATCGGTCACCGGCAGGAACGGACGCGGACGGATCACGATGCTGTAATTGACGGCGCGCGCGACGGCTTGCTTGTGGCTGCGCCTGGCGAACGTCGCCAGGTTGCCGCGCTTCATCAGATTACCCTGGCGGTCAGTGCGCAGCCGCACCTGGCCCTGGCGTTTGATGGTGCCGCCCAGGTGCTGAATGGCGGCGTAGACCAGGTTAGAGCCAATCTGCGCAAAGTCGTCACCGGAGGCCGGCGTGACCGATGCCGCCAGGCGGCCGGTCACCTGCAGGATTTTCCCCGGCCAGTGGCCGGCGCGGGAACGTGAGCGGATTGTGCTGGGCTTGAGTGAGGGCCAGCTGTTGGCCGGAAAACCCTGCTGCTCGAACATTGCCATGCTTTGAGCATGGAGCGTTTCGGCAATCTGCAGCATCAGCGGCCGGGGCTTATCGACCACCTGCAGCAGCTGCTGCAGACGTTGGCTTACCGCTTTGTCATCGACGGTGACTTTGATATTGGCCATCAGCGTGCATCCTTCAAGACCGTGCCACGGCGGATTGTGGCATCGAGGGTTGACGCCTTCACAGGCGCAAAGGTGTTGACCACCAGACCCACGTCCAGCGTCGCCAGCCACCATTGCCCCTCATCGAGCTGGCGGAACAGGTGCAACAGCTCGCCGGCACGCACCGCGACGGTGGATGACTCGATAACCGTCTGCACGCTGGCCCATTGCTGCTGAGTCGGCAACGTGCCAGCACCGGCCTGGGCGGCAAGCTTGTGCTCCGCCAGCCAGGCGGTACGGCCGGCGGTGCCCAGCGTCACCATCTCGCCGGCATCCAGCACGCCGGCGGCCAGTATCTCGCCGGTGCGGTTGCCCTGGGCGACATCGCTCAGCATGTGAGTCAACTCCGGGCCGGCCAATCCCGCGCTGACATAGGGGCGCGACAACTCCACATCGTACTTGTCCAGGTTGGCTTTCCACACCTCTTTGCCGGGGTTGATATCAAAGCCCACGTCCGGGAAGAAAGTCACCGCCTGGCCGTCCGGGCCACTGAACCGCACGCCATTCACCGGGGTGAAGGTTGGGCGCCCGTTCTCGTCCTCGCCGGTCATCACCTGCTGGACAACTTCACTGTCGGTGCGCGAAATCACATAACCCCATTGCTTCACTTCTCGCTCAGTCAGCGCTTCAACGCGGCAGCGGCATTTAAAGCCGTTCGGCGGGAATATAAATTTCCAAATCGGATCGAGGTAATGGAAGACGCGGTTATGCAGCCGGGCATGGCTGGGACGGGTCTTCGCATCCATCACCGCCACATACCGCCAATAGGGGCGGTATTCGGCGTTGGCCAGCATGGACTCATGGCGCGCCGACATGTAGGCCGCCTGGGTGTTGGTGCGGTAGATGGTATTGAGCCGGGCCGGGTTGCCGAGCTGGCGCGTGGTGATTTCGCCGGTATCGGTGTCGATATTTTCCTCGCTGCCCCACCAACCCTTTTTACGTAGTACCGGCTCCAGATTCTTAACGAACCACTCCGGCGTCTGGCCGGCGGCCAGGCCTTCGCGTAACCCGTTCACCAAATCCTGGGCAATATCCAGGCGGGCCAGATTAGCAAAGCCGAATGCGTGCGCATGATCCACTGCTTGCATGGCGTCGGCATCAGTTCGGATGCGTAGCCCCTTGTTCTCCAGGTAACGCAGCGCGGCTTCCGGCTTCATGCCGAACAGCGCGCTGATTTCTGCCTTTGATATTGGCATTACTGCCCCTCCTGCTGGGCATACAGGCCAATCAGGCGCGCGATGGTCTGCGTATCACCGAGGTTAGCCTGCAGTAAGGTCGGATCGAGTTGAGGGAACGCATCAGCCAGCGCACCCAGCAGGCTTTGCTCGTCCAATTCCCCGGACAACGCAGCGATAGCCGGCTGCAACATGGCAATCAGCCCCTCAGCGGGTTTATTGCCGCTTAACAGTGCCGTTAATGCCTCATCAATCCCGGTTTGCGTGTCATCCGCACCGGGTTTGCGGGTCAAGGCGGCCACTAACGCGGCAATGACCTGGGAATTATAACTGCGTGCCGGCGTCGGCGCTGCCGGCGCGCCCAAATTAACCTGCACGGTGCGACTTGCCCCGACAGGTTCGGGTGCCTGGGGTTCAGGCACCTTGAACTTGATGCGCGGTGTTCGGCGCGGGTCGGCGTTTGCCCGGCGGTTGAGCACCAGCAGCGGCCAGAACAGGTCGCTGCGCAGCGTCATGGCTAACTGACGGCTGTCTGACGAAAGAAGATCGTGACGCACTTCGTTGTGGATCACGCCCAGAGCATTAGTGGAGGTCTTGCCGTCGGCCTGCGTGGTCAGCGTACCGCCCAGAATGGCCTTGGACATAGACTTTTCCGCCCACTCAGCCAACGCCATAAACGGCTCATGCGAGCTGTTAGAGGCTTGATGCAGCGTGATTTCCATCTCCTTGGGAATGATGCCGCCGGCATAGCGCCCCAGCTCGGTGACGGCGCGCATCAGCTCGTTTTTCTCTTTCTTGCCGATGCCCTCCGGGTATTTACCGATACGCAGCGGGATACCGTAGATCTCCAGCAGCTCCGCCAGGCTCTGAGTGCCGAAGTTGCGGCACACATACGGCCATGACAGGGTGCGTAGCAGCCCCGCACGCGCAACATAGCCGCTGCGCGACTTGTGGCGGTGCTGTATCCAGCCGAACGGCTGCAGCGGCGCGCCCATGCCGTCATCGGTTCGCAGCAGCAGCTGATCCTGATTGTCCCGCGCCAGTTCGAACCAGGACGCCGGCCGGTGGTTAAACGCCTTCGGGAACCACTCGCGGCCGAGCTGTTGCCATTCAATCTCGATGTTGCTGAACCCCTGGCCGATGGCGTCGAGCATATCGATGATCAAATCCTCCCAGCCGTCTTGCTCGGTGATGTACTCCGCCAGCCAGGCCGCATCCGATTGCTCTGCTGGTGTGGCATTGGGCGGCGGCGTGATTTCGTGCGGAATGGTCAGCAGCGCGCGCTTGCGCTTTTGCATCTCGGCAAACAAATGGGCGTCCCGTTCTTCCATATCGGTGAACAGGTCGGCCTGGGCCTGCAGGTTGCCCAGCTCGGCCTCGTTGAGAATTTGCTCCAGGCGCTGGGGCGTCAACCGCTGGCTGGGGTGCTCGGCATACAGACCGGCCAGTGCAGCCACGTGGGATGACTGCGGCTCACGCAGCACATCGCGGCGGATCGGTTTCCCGTTGACATCGACAATTTGAACCATTTTTTTCACCATAAACCGCGACCGCCGTAGTCCGGCTCGTCGTCATCATCAAGAAAATGATCGCCGCCGTACCGGGACGTCTCGCGGCGCGGTATCGGCTCCCAGGCGAACGAACCTGCGCCGCGGCTAACGGCAATCATCCAAAGTAGCTGCAGCGCCGACAGCCCGTCATAGTGGTGACCGGTCTGCGGCTCTGGCCAGGTCTCCAGCTCCGACATCAACAGCGTCAGACCTGGGTTGAACAAAATAGAGGGGTTGAGCTGGTCGTTGATATACGGCTCCAGCCCTTCGACGCGCACTTCCAGCGGCACTTTGGCCGTCACACCCACGAGCGGCAGCGCCACGCTCTGGCGCAGCGCATTTTTGATGAACGTCGAGCGCGAGTGCTCGTAGGCGTTGTTGTTCTCAAATCCGATGGCCAGGCACCTGAATTGCCGCTGCATCGCAATCAGGTCGGCCTCCAGTTTGGAAGGTACACGGCGCTTGATCTCCGCCTCCATCACATGCAGCCGGCTGCGCTGCTTGTCCCAGCCACCCACAAGAATTGCCGAGGGGTCGCTGGTCTCGCCGACGCCCATCGACGGGTCACAGGCACCGAAAATCAGCCAGTCGCGCCAGCGCTGGGTAAAGAACTGGATGTTGATAAACGTCCGGTCTTCGTCCGTGCGCGGGTCGCCCTGCATTTCGGTGGCAAATGCCTTGCCGTTCTTGGCGCGCTGACGCATCAACCAGTAGAGGGTACGCACCGCAGGCCAGCTGGTGACCGCGCCATCATCCATCTGCACCTGATGCGCCAGGTAGAACTTGTACGACGGCAGCTTGTCCTGGGGAAGATCAAGGCCCAGCTCGGCCGCCTGTTCCTCGGCGCGCTTGTCGTCGTTGAGCATCTTCTCCTGGCACTGTTCCCACAAATCCATGTGCGTGGGCAGCGTCACAATGGCGCGGAAGTGGTGAACCACATGGCCAATCGTGCGCTTGGCTCGGCTGATAGGGTCGTCTTTGTTAAGCACGGTGCCGACGCCCAGGTATTTTACAGAGCCGTCCGGCGGCCCCAGGTACTCGATGGCCTTTGAAATCCAGTTCCAGCGGTTTTCGCGCTCGGTCGGGGATTTGGCCTCGGCATCGGTGATCAGGTCATCGCCCAGCAGCAATTTGGGGCGACTGGCCCCGTGGAACGTACCACGGATAGCCTGCTCGGCACCGAACGCCTCGACCTTCACGCCGGTGCGGGTAGTGAACTCGCCAATCTTCCATTGTCCGCTGCGGCCGCAGACCTCCGGGAAATCCAGCATCAGCGCCGCGTTCATGGTCAGTTCGGTTTTTACCACCTCCAGCAGCTTGGTCGGCAGTTTGGTCTCCGCGCCGAGCAAGATGATGTAGTCGATGAAGGCCGGCCGCTCGTCGGTGAAGCCGAGCGCCGCGCGAACGTCGTCATGCTGATGCAACCCCTGAACGGCGCACCAGACCGGGCCGATTTTGGTCAGCAGCGAGGATTTGGCTTCACCACGCGGGGCAATCCACCATTCGACCGCACCGCCGGGGCGCGTCAGCAGCTGCGGAAAGCGCGTGCAAAAATGCGCATGGAACAGGGATTGCTCGCCCCGGATGTGATGCGGGAAATAGGTGTAGGCAAAAAACGTGAAGTCGCCGGACAGTACCCTGCGCCGGCGGGCGTTGATGGCCTCTGGCGAGGTGTCAAGTCCGGTGCTGTGTGCCTGGATATCGGCGCGCAGCACATGCTTGAGCATCGCCAGCTCTTTGAGAAAATCCCTGCTGCTTAATTTGCTCATCGTGGCCCTTACTGCAGTGAGCCAGGCGCATCACTCGCGCTGGCGATATTCACCTCATCCACCAACTGCGCTAGGCGCTGCCACGCGGTCTGGTTGTGCTCCTGCTCAGCCAGCACAATGCGTCCGTCCCGCAGCAGCACTTTGACGTGACGATTACTGTCTACGTGCATATCCTCGATCGCGCTATAGGCGACGTAGTGATGGCTCTGAATACGGATCATCCTAGCCATAAATCCTCTCTATCTCTTTGCCGAACCCCTCCAGCAGGTCGCCGAACGGCTGCAACTGCTGGGGGTGATTGTCTTTGATGTACGCGGCCAGCAGTTGGATCACTTCCAGCGCGATGGCCAAGCGGGACACCTCCGGCATGGCGCGCTTGCTGCTGGCGACAGCCTTGTTGAAAGCATCCGACAGGCTGGCCAGCAGCTTCACGCGGTCTTCCGGCTTAATGTCCACATCGTCATAGGCCAGCTTGTCCATGGTGGTTTTGAACTGCACCACCAGGCCGGTGAACATGGCCAGGGTTAGCTCCTCCAGGCCGCCGCCGGCGAGCATACGCGCGCCGCGCAGCGTCTCCCAATCGTCGCCGGCGGCTTTGCTGTCGTTCTTCCAGCGTTGCGCCGTCCCGTAAGAGACACCGCACTGCACGGCCGCCACCTCCAGTGAAAGGCCGTCGAATACATAGGCCCGGCGTAACCGGTCGCGCGTCTCTGGCGGGTATGCCATCAGCCAACCCCCAGTTTTGCCTTGATCAACATAATCGTGGTGTACACGAGGCCGCCGCTGACGCTGCCGGTGATCGCGCCGGCGATAGCGCCCTGGCGGATGGCCGAGGACTTGACGTCATCCAGGCTGCTCTCCATTCGCGCCAGGCGCTGATTGATTTCAGACAGCAACGCCATTTCGGCAGACGTTGCCGGCCCCCGGCGGTAGCGCGATGCGCGTCGGCCCATGATTAGCTCCTTTTATCCGCTTTGCGGTCTAGTTTCTGGTCGATGTGTTCGACGCTGCGTTTTACATCCTTCAACAAGTCCAGTAACTGGTCATTGTTTCGCTGTGCATCGTCCCGGCGCTGGTATTCCGTGCGGATGGCCTGGAGGCCATTACGCAGGTCTTTCAGCTCGGCAAACAGATGTTTAAAAAGACCACCGAACAGGCCCATCAACAGGCCCATTGCGATGTTAAACGCCATTTCAAGGGTCATTGTTCCCTCCCGGCGTACCATTGATTAAGTTGCTGCAGCTGAGCCTCTAAGGACTGACACCAGGCGCCATAGTCGGCGCTGTGCCGGATGAGACCACCGGCGGAGAGTCCGCCTGCGCTGCTGGGGGCTTTGGCGGAATGGCCAGTAAGGCCGCCGGCGGTGTTGGGCAAGTGTTGACCACAATCGGCATAGCCGAGGGCGGCGTTGTAGAGGCACAGCCCGCGAGGGCCAATGCCGGTAAAACCCACATCGTTTTTAACCGCATCGTCAATCGCCTTCTTGAGTTTGTCTTTCGTTGCCTGCAGGTGAGATTGGCTCTGCTCCAATTCACGGGAGAGCTTGTCGCCGAGCTGCTGCGCCGCCTGCAGATCGCGCAGCGCTTTAGCCATGGCCAGGGCGTGCTGCTCGGCCTGCTGGCGCAGTGCTTCATTCAGCTCAGACTTATCCGCAGCCAACTGGCCAATGGTGTTCTTGGCTTTCGTCAGGTCGCCCTGCAATTGAGCGCGGCCGGCAGATTGCCCCAGGTAATAGGCACCAACGCCGACGCCGAGCGCCAGCAGATAGGAAAGGAAATGGGTTTGCAGGTGACTAAG